GGGGTGCGTCTCCCAAAAGAGGGCGCGGATCTGCTGAAAGGTCATTTTCTATTCTCCTCGGTCTGTGCGGCCGATCCAGTCGGCCCCGATAACACTCGGGAAATACTCGGCGAAGTTCCTCCGCTCGCACATTGAGCGGACATGGACCCGGCCCGTAGAGGCGGGCTTGTGCGGTTCGGCCCAACCAGTCACGACATGGGGCCGGCCTCGTAGATGGACAATATCCCCAACCCGGACGGGCTCGCGTGTTTTCTCGTATATCAATGTCGGCATTTCGAAGTCTCCAAAGAACGGCCCGGTCTCCCGGGCCTGGGGTTTATCGGGCGCACTCGGTCCAATCGGGCGCGGTCCAAAAATTGTCGCGGGGGACGCATTCGTAGCCTTTGGCGGCCAATTCGGCCCGGGCCTCCTGGTCCCATGCCTCGGGCAATTCGCTCTCGATGGTGTAGACCCATTCGCTTTGATCCTCGTCCTCGTCATCAAAGACGGCTTCGACTGATAAATATGTCCCGGCATCGTAGGGATTCGAGCGGATGCGGAAGTAGACCCCGGCGGCCAGGGCATCGGGAAAGGTCCGCTCAAGCTGGGCAACGAAAGCTTTACACTCGGCCCGCATTCGAGGCATATAGTCATCCGGGCCCACTTGGGCGCATGGTTCATCAACGGGGACGGGGGAAAGATCGAGAAAATCTCGCATGGTTTGATCTCCTAGCAGGAAAAGCCGGGGAACCGCCCCGGCGCGGGTTGGTTATCTATATTTGGAATCGGACAAAACAAGGCAAACAAACAGAAGAAACACGGCGCAGACAAATGCGCCCATGGCAGAAAGCTCGACGACCAGCATCGAAACAATCTCATGTTTAACAAGGACGCAGGAAAAGGCCAAGCTGGTAAAACAAAGGGCGCAAAGGCCCGAGAGGATGAATTGAGCGGTTTTCATTTGGTGCTGATCTCCTTGAATGGGGCCGAGGCCCCGTTGGTTAGATTGATAAATCGTCCATTGAGTCGCAAACATATCGAGCGTGATTCAATGTTTCGCCAAAATATCTAGTGTCGCCAGCGACTGCATGAACGATAAGCCCATGCTTAGATTCGCTGGTCAAAATAACCGCGACCACTTGACCAACGCGCCGCTCAACACCCTCAAAAGGCTCATATGTCCAACCACCGCGCACAACCTTTACCCAAGAAATTTCCGCTTTAAATGAACCTTTGTGCGGTCCCCGGGTTTTGCGGGGCAGGCAATCGACAACGATGTCGCCGAATTTACGGCGGGCAAACTGTTCGCCAAACTCCGACCATACTCCAGCGGTCTTGTTGGAGATTTCTGCGTAATTGGTCATGGTTGATTCTCCTAGCGTTAGTGGTAGACGGCCACAGAGGAATTATCTTCCCCTTTGCCGTTGACTGTCAAGTGTTGCTCCAGTTCCCGGCCTGGGGCTACAATTCAACAAATTTTTAACCCCGGGGAACGTATGCGGCTTACTCGAAAACAAGTAAAAGAAGCACTGGAGCAGACACCAATAGAGCAAGTAATCCTCGGGAGTGTAGGAGCAAAGGAAATCAGCTTGACACCGAAACAACGGGAGTTTGCCCGTCAGCTTGCCCTCGGGGAGACAAAGGCCGGGGCCTACAGGAAAAGCAGGACCACCAGGGCCAAACCCGAGACGGCGAGCAAACGAGGCCAGGAGTTAGCGGCCAATGGGGCCATCACGGCCCAGGTCGAGGCCTTCAAGGCCGCGTTTGAGGCGCAGAAGTATCAGACCCCTTCCCACTTGCGGGCCCTGGCAATCCACGAATTGACAAAACACGCGCTGGATGCGGCCTGCCCCTTCGCCCAACGGATCAAGGCCCTGGAGCTTATTGGCAAAATGACCGAGGTTGCACTATTCACAGAACGGCGGGAGATCGTCCAAGTGGTCGATTCGGACTCGATCCGGGCCCGACTGATGGATACCCTCCGCACGATCACACAGGCCGAAGTCATGGATGTAGAGGATACGGCGGCGGACTCGCTCCTGGCGGAATTGGCCGCGCCGATCCCCCAGGATGATTCCCTGGTAATCGAGGCCCAGGACCCCGAGGCCCTGGCGGATGAGGCCCAGGACCCCGAGACAATTCTTAATAGCACCCCGGGGGCCATCCCCCACCCCCCGGCCGCGTGACTTTCGCAGGGTCCCCCCCCTACATAGTATTCCGCACACCCGATGACCAATTTTTTCGCTCCTACCTTGCTTACTGCCTACAGAAACACCCCCCTTGTTTTTTTGGGTCCCCTGCTGATCAAGAATATATTTGTATAAATTATGTGTTGATAATCAACAGTTCATTTGGGCAAATATAAATGACTCCAGCGCAGAGAGAGGTGTTTTTGATCATTGATGAGTGGTGGAAGATGTATGGGTATGGGCCGTCTTTAGAGGAGATCAGGGACAAGGTGGAGCGTCCTCAGAGTATTGCGGCGGTGCAGAAGAAGGTGAAGGCGTTGATTAGGTTGGGGATATGTAAGGGGCAGAAGAGCCGGGCGAGGTCGGTGAGGCCTTCGGGGTTGAGGGTGCATAAGATCGTATGAATTTAGCTGATTTGATCTCTAAGCTTCCTGAGGGGGAGAGGGCTGGGCTTCTTGAGATGGCTCAGCAGTATCAAGAGGCGTTGACCCGGGAGAAGTGTCAGAAGAATTTTTTGGAGTTTGTGCGGGCGATGTGGCCGGGGTTTATTCATGGAAGACACCATGCGGTGATGGCCAAGAAGTTTGAGGCCATAGCTCAGGGGAAGTTAAAGAGGTTGATCATTAACATGCCTCCCCGGCATACGAAGTCGGAGTTTGCTTCGTACTTATTGCCGGCTTGGTTTTTGGGGATGTTTCCTGGGAAGAAGATTATTCAGTCATCGAACACGGCGGAGCTTGCGGTTGGGTTTGGTAGGAAGGTTAGGAACCTGGTGGATGGGGAGGCGTATGCAAAGATATTTCCGAATGTTGCGCTACGACACGATTCGAAGGCGGCGGGCCGTTGGTCTACTAACGCTAACGGCGAGTATTTCGCTATTGGTGTTGGTGGTACTGTTACTGGAAAGGGTGCAGATCTACTGATAATTGACGATCCCCACTCGGAGCAAGAGGCAGCCCTGGCCTCAAACGACCCAAGTATTTATGACAAGGTCTATGAGTGGTTTACCTCTGGACCACGGCAGCGACTCCAGCCTGGTGGGGCTATCGTCATAGTTATGACTCGATGGGGCAAGAGAGACTTAACGGGCCAGGTTTTAAAAGCGGAGATGCAAAGGGGTGGAGAGGAGTGGGAGGTCATTGAATTTCCTGCGATCCTCCCATCTGGGAACCCATTGTGGCCCGAATTTTGGTCTTTAAATGAGTTAGAGGCCTTAAGAAATGAGCTTCCCAACTCGAAATGGCAGGCCCAGTACCAACAAAGTCCTACTTCAGACACCTCAGCGATCATTAAAAGAGAGTGGTGGAACATTTGGGATGAGGAAACTCCCCCTCCTTGTGAGTACACCCTGATGTCTTGGGATACAGCTTTTGAAAAAACCAACCGGGCCGACTATTCGGCGTGTACTTTGTGGGGAGTTTTTGATTATCCAGACGACACGGGGACGCCACAGTCTAATTTGATCCTTCTAAACGCCTTTAGGGACCGAATGGAGTTCCCGGAATTAAAGAAAAGAGCCGTTGAGGAGTGGAAAGAGTGGAATCCAGACTCGGTAATTATTGAAAAGAAGGCCTCTGGGGCGCCTTTGATCTATGAATTAAGAGCCATGGGCATCCCAGTTCAGGAGTACACCCCGGTTCGTGGGAACGACAAGATCACTCGGCTTAATTCGGTCTCCGATCTTTTCGCCTCAGGAAGGGTTTGGGCGCCAGGAACCCGATGGGCTGATGAAGTTATTGATGAAGTCGCCAGTTTTCCAAGCGGAGAGCACGACGACTATGTGGACGCAGTCTCTCTAGCTTTAATGAGATTTAGGAAAGGCGGTTTTATCCGTACACTTCTAGATGAAGAAGACGAGCCACCCTCTTTCCAAAGAAAAGTAAGCTACTACTAATGGAAAATTGTTTTAGAGCGATTGATTACAAGTGTCCTTTGAGGCCGTATTTGCTGGACGTTATTTTTGTCTCAGAGCCAAATCATTGGGTGGACTACTACAACTTCAAAGCACTCTTGCTAAACCCAGACTTCGTGCGCCAAGACAAATTTCTTGGGGATCTAGCGACAAAAAGAGAGTACATGGCCGGTTTATTGGAGATACCGGAGTCCACCGTCTACAACTGGCACACCGATACGGATCGCCACTGCGGGTTGAATATGCTAGTGTACGACGACGGACAGAGCAGGTGTTTGTTCGCCCCAGGGGGTGAGCAGGTGGTCATGCCATTTGTTGAACTGAAGTACGAGCCAGATACCTTTTACGCATTTAATACCACGGTACCTCACTCGGTCCTGAATTTTACAAAAAAGCGATACATGTTCAGCTTGGAATTTATCGGCAAAGACTACAGATTGACCTACGACACGCTTCTATCAGACATTAAGGAACTAGGCTATGGCTATTGAGAAAGCATTGAATCAAGCCCCGTTGGGTTTATCGTCCGAGATGATGGAAGAAGGACCAGACATTGAGATCGAGATCGAGGATCCAGAGTCAGTCAACATCCGAATGGATGGTTTGGAGATTGACATTGAGCCCAGGAAAGAGACCGCAGAGGATTTCAATGCCAACCTGGCCGAGTTTCTAAGCGAAGAAGAGCTGGCCTATATTGCCTCTGAACTGATCGGTGACTTTGATGACGACATTGGATCTAGGAAGGACTGGATCCAGACTTATGTAGACGGCCTTGAACTTCTAGGTCTTAAAATTGAGGAAAGAGCAGAGCCATGGGAAGGAGCCTGTGGCGTCTACCATCCTTTGTTAGCAGAAGCCCTGGTTAAATTCCAGGCTGAGACCATGATGTCCACCTTCCCCGCTGCGGGACCGGTGAAAACACACATCATTGGAAAAGAAACCCAAGAAAAGAAGGATTCTGCCAAGCGGGTCCAGCTGGATATGAACTATCAGCTGACCGATGTCATGAAAGAGTACCGCCCAGAGCACGAAAGAATGCTGTGGGGCCTGGGGTTGTCGGGCAACGCCTTCAAAAAGGTATACTTCGACCCCAATATTGACCGGCAAGTCTCTCTTTTCATCCCAGCAGAAGACATGGTGGTCCCCTACGGCGCTTCAGACCTGGAGTCTGCCGAGCGGGTGACGCATGTCATGAGGAAAACTGAGAACGAACTTAGGAAATTACAAGTTTCCGGGTTTTATGCAGATGTAGACCTGGGTGAGCCCAACAACACCTTAGACGAAGTCGAGAAAAAGATTGCTGAAAAGCTTGGTTTCCGTGCAACAACGGACAGTCGGTACAAATTGCTGGAAATGCACGTCAATCTGGACATCTCTGGCCATGAGCACCGGGATTCCAACGGCGAATTGACCGGAATCGCTCTGCCTTATGTTGTGACCATTGAAAAAGGGTCGTCCACCGTCCTGGCCATTAGAAGAAACTGGGAAGAAGGCGATGAAACCTATCAAAAGCGGCAGCATTTTGTGCACTACGGGTACGTTCCAGGCTTTGGGTTCTACTGTTTTGGCCTGATCCACCTGATTGGGGCCTTTGCCAAGTCCGGCACCTCAATCATTCGGCAGCTTGTGGATGCCGGAACACTTGCTAATCTGCCTGGTGGATTCAAAACCAAGGGTCTAAGAGTCAAAGGTGACGACACCCCAATCTCCCCGGGAGAGTTTAGGGATGTGGACGTAGCCTCGGGGGCCCTGAAGGACAACCTTCTCCCCCTTCCCTACAAAGAGCCAAGTCAAACGCTGTTCCAACTGTTCAATAAAGTGATCGAAGAAGGGCGGCGTTTCTCTAATACAGCAGACCTCCAGATCTCAGACATGTCGTCTCAAGCCCCGGTTGGAACAACCCTGGCCATCCTGGAGAGAACCCTCAAGACCATGTCTGCGGTCCAGGCCCGGGTCCACTACTCGATGAAACAAGAGTTGGGGCTTTTGAAGAAGATCATTGCGGCGTTTACCCCAGAGGAATACAACTACGAACCTGTAGATGGCCATCGATACGCCAAACGGGCGGACTACGACAACGTGGATGTCATCCCGGTCTCAGATCCAAACGCTTCAACGATGGCCCAGCGGATTGTTCAGTACCAGGCGGTCTTCCAACTAGCCCAACAGGCACCCAATCTATTCAACATGCCCCTTCTGTATCGGCAGATGTTGGATGTCCTGGGAGTTAAAGAGGCTCAAAAGCTGGTTCCGATGGATGAGGATCAGAAGCCAACCGATCCGGTGACGGAGAACCAAAACATTCTGTCCGGTAAGCCAGTCAAGGCATTTGACTATCAGGACCACAAGGCTCACATCACCGTTCACATGTCGGCCATGCAAGATCCGAAGATCCTCCAGTTGTTGCAGGGCAACCCAATGGCCCAGCAGATGCAGGCCGTGATGATGAACCACATCAACGAGCACCTGGGCATGGAGTACAGAAAGCAAATCGAACTCCAGCTTGGATTTAATCTCCCCCCGAACAAGGACGAATCTGGGGAAGACATCCACATCAACCCAGAAGTCGAGTCCCTGCTCTCTCCGGTCCTGGCCCAGGCTGCCCAAAGACTCCTGCAACAGAATACGGCAGAGGTTTCCCAGCAGAAGGCCATGCAAGAAGCCCAAGACCCAATCATTCAAATGCAGCAGCAGGAGCTTGCCATTAAACAGGCCGAAGTCCAAAGGAAGGCTCAAAAGGACCAGATTGACGCTGAGCTTAGGATGAAACAGCAACAAATCGAGGTGGGCAGGATCATGTCTCAACAACAGACTGAGAAGGAAAAACTCTTTGCCGAGAAACAGCTTGAGATGTTAAAGCTGGCCGCCGAGATGAGGAATGAGAAAGAGCGGGATGTCGTCAAGATGGGGGTGGACATTGCTAAACAACTCTCATCCCAGGCCCACCAGCGAGACATTACGGGGAAGAATAAATGACAGAACTCGAAGTTGTATGCAAACAAATAGATGAAAAGGTCCAACAGATTAAGGACTTCATGTCTGATGGGCGGTGCGAAAACTTTGAGGAGTATTCAAGAATTAGCGGTGAGATACGGGGTCTGCTCATTGCTAAAGGTTATGCCCTAGACCTCAAACAAACCATGGAGAATGCGGATGAGTGAGCTGCTAATCGGTACAAACCCCGATAACCCGGCAGTAGTTGGTTCAATAAACCTAACGGCAACAAACGAAGAGAAGGCTAGACAGTTGCCAAAGCCCTCTGGCTATCGCATTTTGTGTGCGATACCTGAGATTGATAAAGAGTATGAAAGTGGTGTCTTAAAAGCGGACATTACGCTTCATCACGAAGAGCTGTTAACCACAGTCTTGTGGGTAATAGAGCTGGGTCCAGACTGCTACAAAGATGCGTCCCGCTTCCCCAGTGGCCCTTGGTGCAAGAAAGGCGACTTTGTTTTGGTCCGCCCCCATGCTGGCACCCGGGTTGTAATCCATGGCCGTGAATTCAGGTTGATCAACGACGACTCTGTTGAGGCCGTGGTCGATGAGCCTCGCGGTATTCGGCGTAAATAACAGGAGGACAAAATGCCTGATTTTGAAAAAACAGAGTTTAAGTTTCCCGACGAAGTAAAAATTGAAGCGCCTGGCGATACCAGTGACATCGAACTAGAGATTGAAGATGACACCCCAGCGGAAGACAGGGGTCGCCAGCCTCTTCCACTTTCTTTAAAAGAGGAGCTGGAAAAGGATGACCTGGAGTCTTATGACGACGAGGTCAAACAAAAGCTCAAACAGATGCGCAAGGTGTATCACGATGAGCGCCGAGAGAAGGAGCAGGCGTTTCGTGAGCAGCAAGAAGCCATCCGTTTGGCCCAGTCCTTGGTCGAGGAAAACAAGCGCATTCGCTCTATTCTCCAGACCGGCAGCCAAGAGTATGCAACCACCCTTCAAACTGCGGCCCGTTATGAGTTAGATGCGGCCCGCCGTGCTTATAAGGAGGCATACGATTCTGGGGATTCTGACCAGGTCATGGAGGCCCAGGAGAAACTGAACGAGGCCAGTATGCGGATGAAGCAGGCAGAGAACTTCAAGATGCCCGCTTTACAACAAGAAGAATATGTAGTACAAAATACTCCATCAGAACCAGAGCGTCCGGCTAACCCCAAGTTAGAAGCGTGGCAAGAACGCAATCCTTGGTACGGTGTGGACGATGAAATGACCGCAGCAGCTTTGGGTTTACATGAAAAACTCAAGAAGTCTGGTGAGGTTCAAATCGGGTCTGACGAGTATTACGCGATTTTGGACAAAACAATTCGCAGACGTTTCCCCGAGCAGTTTGAAGAGGAGACGGTTTCAAAGGCAAAAGCTGAGTCTCGTACAAAACCGAGCACGGTGGTAGCCCCAGCAATGCGAAGCACTGCTCCGCAGAGAATCAAGCTAAAAGCGAGTCAAGTCGCCTTGGCTAAGAAGTTGGGATTGACACCAGAGCAGTACGCCCTTGAACTACGCAAATTGGAGATCTAAAATGGCTGAACAAAATCGAGCATCACGAGAAGTAGCAACCCGAGCAACCTTTGAGCGTCCCAAGCAGTGGATGCCGCCAGAATTGCTCCCGGAGCCTGACAAGCAGGCTGGGTATGCTTATCGTTGGATTCGCGTCTCAATGCTAAACCAGGCTGACCCACGTAACGTCTCTACCAAAATTAGAGAAGGTTGGGAGCCGGTAAGGGTTGAGGAGCAACCTAAATTTCAACTGCTGATTGATCCCAATAGTCGTTTTAAAGACAACATTGAGATCGGCGGGTTGTTGCTCTGCAAGGCCCCGGAAGAGTTTGTGCAGCAACGTGCTGACTATTACAGCAAGCACACCACTGCCCAAACCGAGGCCGTAGACAACCACCTTATGCGTCAAAGCGACCCGAGGATGCCTCTTTTCAATGAGAAAAAGTCTTCGACCAGCTTTGGTACCGGAACTTAATTTTTAGGAGTTAAACATGGCTTACCCTACTGTTAGCAAACCTTATGGTTTGCAGCCGATCAATTTGATCGGCGGTCAGGT